TAATCTACCATTACCCCCACTATTATAAGCGGCACTCCCTGCACCTGCTATAGTTGTCCAACTATTTATATTAGAAGTAAACTCACCATTAGTAACTAATTCTTTTGGTTTTAAATAAACTGTATCCCAATCTATTTTACGCCATTCTAAATCTCCTGTTTGTGGAGAATCTGTTGTAGGTAAATTGTACTCTCTTTGACCTGCATTAGTATTATAAAATGTTTCTTTGTGAAGACTTGGTAACTCTTCTAATTCATTGTATATATCATGTAATGAACGATTAACAAAATTTTTAATAGATGTTTGAATACCTCTGCTATTACTAAAATTTGCAGATGTTAATTCTACTTCATTTAAATCATTGAGTACTCTATTAGCTATTGTTAAGTATGTTGCCATTATATTCCTAATTCTATTGTATTAAATCCTTTTATTGGATAAGACTGTGCCTCAAAACAAAATGAATCAAAATGAATTTCATTATCACCTTGACTTTGTGCATAAGATTTAAAATCTTCAATCATAATTTTATTATATTCTGTACATGTTTCCATGTCTGGATAAATATATCCTTGGTATCTAACTGATGGCCAATTAGGCATGGATGTTATTATTATAGCCATGACTATCTTAACCATTAATTTTTTCTTTTTTATCTTCTAATAAATTTAATATTTTATCTAATTTAATTTCTAAATTTTCTACTCTTTCTTCCATCTCATGTTTTATATTATGATTAGGATACATGTGAGTAATTTTTTGTCCAGTAGCACCTTTTTGTGCTTTTCTTAAATCAATAGTTGCCATATAAACCTTTTAGATATTTATTTAAATAAGGGGGCCGAAGCCCCCAAATTATATTAATTAGCCATCATGTTGAGTTGCAGAGTTTCTATCTGTTTCGTCAACACCGCTTACATCACATAGTAAAGCAAAAACACGGATTTTACCCGCACTTGATGCCGCACTTAATACTAATACATCTAGTGTATCAGCACTTGCAATTACTGGTCTTGCTGTATTTGTTAATACAGAGTATCCAGTAGCGTTTGTATCCCCATCAACAAAAGTATCAACATCTCCACCAGTGATACCTAAATCCAAAGTTACAGAACTTGATAGTGCAGTTAGCACTTCAATTCCTGCATGTAGGACTAAAGTTTCAGCCGGTATATCTAATACTTGTAGTACGTCATTTTGTGCCGCACCTGCATCAGAATTAATTGCTGAGATGTCAATTGTATTTTCTACAAGATAAGGAGTTCTTACACCTGCACTGAATCTACCCGGTCTAGCACCTGCGGTACTAGGGCCTGTTACGTCATATGTAGCCATGTTATATTCTCCTAATCAATTAAAAGATGTCTAGCTTGAAGTGCTTCCGAACGAAGTACTTTTCTGCCAAAAACGTGAAGACCTCTAACAATATCAGAGAATGAATCTGGGTCTCTAATTACTTCTGTTTTTGCAATAGCATTAGCAGTAGCAGTTGAAGACATGTGTCCAAATAACACTTTGTAATAGTTAGAAGTTGAAGAAGCGGCAAAGTTATTAGTCATGTATAGTTTAAAACCATTTACAAGACCATTAATAACTGAACCATTTCTTAGAGGTGATGTACCATCACCAGTAACAGAAGCATCCATTAATTTAGATGATGCATTTCCAAGTTGTTCATAGAACTCTGGAGATGCTAAAAACCATCTATTATCAGTTGGGATGTCTGCTCCATGTAAATTTTTTGCCGCAGTAGCAAGGATATCCATTGGGTCAACTTCCGAAGAGCCAAATCCAACATCCGAACCAGAGCCATCACTACCAGTAGTAGTTCCTGCACCGGCAAACATTGCCGCAATTACATTTTCATCGTATGAATCTTTTAGAGCGTATGCTCCAGAAGAAGTAGCCAAAGCCTCCCAGTTCACATGAGCTTGTCTTTCTTCGATATCGTCAACTTTAAAAGCGAACGCATTAGCTTGGTCTACAACCATTTGAATTTGGTCATCTGCCAAATTCTGAGGAGCTATTTGAGCACCTCTGGTATAAGAACTAACTGTAATGGTAGGCTCTTTAATAATGTTAACTGTATCTCCGTAAGCTTCAATCTCACCTGCATAATCAGTATTAGTAATATCTTCTACTACTGATGCAGTTCTAAAGAACTTCTGGACTTTTTGGCTGTATATAGCAGGTAACCAATTACCCGATGGTAAGTTGTTATACCCGTTTGCTGTTCCTATAGCCATAATTTTGTCCTCCTATAGACATAAAGATTAAGCATTAACAATTCTTCCTTCAACTCTAGCTAAGTCAATATCTTTTTCATGTTTTGCAAACTCAGCCGGTTTCATTTTAGCTATGTCGCTAACTTTCCACGTTTTTTTGTTTGCAGTATTAATGTCACGTTTGCTAGTAGAAGTTACTGATTTAGATGCTTCTAATGAATTATCAGCTTTTTTCTTTTTATACCCAGTATCAACTTTATACAAGTCAATAGCTCGAGCCGCTAATTTTGCATTAGATGTATTTTCATACAACCAACCTTGAATAGTAGAATCTTGTTCACTAACCCATTGATGAAATTTTTCATCTCCTCTTATATCATTATAATCGGGATGAAGTTTTGCTAATTCCACTTCGGCCTTATCTCTTTGGACAACCGCTTGTTGGCTTTCCAGTTCTTTGAGCTCAGTTTGGATTTTTTTAGCTTTTTCATCTGCCTTATTATGTGCTATAGTTTCTATAACATCATAGACATCTGGATATTTATTTCTCCAAGCTTCTATTTCTTCTTTAGTTTTTGGTAGTACTTGTTCAGCACTTTCTTCTAACTGACGTTTAAGTTTTGAGACATCTTCTTTATGCTTGTTGACAGTCGAATCGTAATGTCGTTTAAGGTCGTCGTAACGTTTCTTAAACACTTTCTCTTCAGCATTAACAGGGCGTTCTTCATCTGGAGTGGCTTCTTCTTCTGAAGAAGTGTCCTCTGAAACGGTAGCTGTGTCGTCTGTTGCCTTACGTTTGTAAGGGCTAGGCTCGAGAAGGGCCTGTGTTTGAGTGTCTTCTACTTGAGTCTCCTCTTGTTTAATTTCCTCGTTTTTATTTTCTTCCATTTTATTCTCCTTTTTTTGGGGCTGTTGGAAAACAGGTGGCCTAGAGTCGCATCGGGGCTATGACTAAGCTGTCATAGGTGGCCTATCCATTGTTGGTGCTCCTAATCCTTCTGGTGAAGGAGGAGCTTCTGCCATTGCCGGTTGTGTTGGCATTGGCTCTGTAGCAGGAGCTTCAGCATTTGCTGTCATATCCTGTACAAACTGTTTCATAGATTCTTCTGGTGAAGCACCTCTGTATTTATTCATAATTATTGAAACTGGTATTACTACTACTGGTTCTTTAGGGCCTCTGTCTGCTACTGCAGATACATCAACACCTTTTGCGGATAATGCTTTTTTAACATCTTCTGTAAGATGCATATCAAGAACAGCATCATCTACTACACCCATTTGTTCTGGTTGTCCACCCATTGGATTACCCATTGGGGGTTCACTCATAGGAGGTTGGCCTCCCATAGCGTTAGGGTTATTCATCATTCCTTCTGCCATATTTTTCTCCTATATTAAAATCCGCTATATCTACCTGTTTTAGCGGCTTGTTCTATTTTTGATTGTGTATAACTTTTACCACTAGGTGTTCTTTCTTTATCTCTATCAAATGAACTACCTAATAGTTGTCCTGTTCCAGTAGGCGTTTCTGTACCTCTTCTAACTATATTTTTTGCTTGCTGTTTAACATACTCTTTTTCAGCTTCTGTAGTATTATTATCTCTAATAAAATCTTCTTTTCTTTGTTGTTCTCTTCTTGTATCTTCACCCGGTTGGAAATTATCAATTTTTAATTTTTCCATTTCTTGTTGTTTTTTTATTTCTTCTTTTTCTGTTTTAATTTGTTCTTGTTTTGCTTTTTCTTTAAGAATTATATCATCAAATTTATCTGCTTCTTCTGATGTTCCTATTGTACCTTCTGGATTAAAATTAGGATTAGTTATATATGCATTAGCAAAATTACTTGCATAATTACTTACTGATTCATTAAAACCTGTAGTAATATCCCCAAATACAGGAGCACGAGTATCACTTCCTTGACTCATTTCTCTATCAAAATAAGTAGATGTTCCAAATCCTGCAGTAAAAGGTGTACTTGTTTTTCCTGCAACAAATTGAATACTAGCGTCATTTTTTGTTGGTATTTTTATTTTTGCATTATCACCACTATTAAGTAATGTCATTGGAAATTTATTTATGTAATCTTCTGTAGATGTTACTCCACTTGGATAAAAATTCATAAGATTAGGATTTAAATCAGAATGAATCATTTTCTTTTCAAATAATCTTTTAAGATGTTTTTTTTGTTTTGCTTCTACTTCATTACTATTGGTAAATCTACCCAACATAGCATCCATTACTGAAGCTCCTGCACTTGGACTAATATCAATAACAAGATTACCATCATCATCTTTACTAACCATTCCTCGTTGTTTATAATTTTCTACTA